GATCATCGCGGCAGAGAACAAAAAGCGTGCCATGTTCTACGCCCGCAACCGCTGGCCCCTGGCCAAGAGCATCGAGATCACTGAGCAAATCAAGCTGGAACTCCCATGAAACTTCCTGAACAGATGACTCAGGCATTCCATTCCCTGGACATTGAGGCAACAGATCAAGAGCGCATGACTGCGGTCCTCGCAGTGGTGAGCGAAGAGGTCCGCCATTGGGCCCCAGCTGTAGAGCAGGCCAGGATCTGCAACCTCGCCATCAATGAAGTGGCAGACCGGATGCTGCGGGAGTGTGAAGCATGAAGGCCCTGATTGATACGGAAGTGTTCCTCTACCGCTGTGCTGCTGGCGCAGAGATGGAAGCCGAGTGGGCGGATGACGACTGGACCTATGTCTGCCGGCACGGCGAAGCCAAGCTCTCATTCCAAGAGAAGATGGCCGAGGTGATGGAAGCCCTGCCCAACTTCGACGTGGTGCTGGTGTTCAGTTCCGGCGCCAGTTTCCGCTACGGGTTATGGCCTGCCTACAAAGCGAACCGGAAGAAGATGCGCAAGCCGGCCGGATACCGGCAACTGTTCAAGTGGCTGGACTCGGCCGCCCCCGCCAGGGGCTGGTCGATCGCCACCCTCCCCGAGGTCGAGGGGGACGACGTGCTGGGGATCCTCTACGAGGAAGGGGATGTGATCGTCTCCCAGGACAAGGACATGCTCACGCTGCCGGGGATGCACCTACGGGATGGTGAGCTGGTGCAAGTCACCCAACGGGACGCTGACCTGGCCTTCTACCGACAGGCCCTGGCCGGGGACGCCAGCGATAACTACCCCGGCTGCCCCAAGTACGGGCCGGTCACTGCCGACAAGCTGCTGGCCGGCTCGCTGACTGAGCGGGAAATGTGGAGCCGCACCCTGGGGGCCTTTGAGAAGGCCGGACTGGATGAGCGTTATGCCGTCACCCAGGCCCGCTGTGCGCGAATACTTCGCCCTGGTGAATACGACCACAAGGCCGGTGTTCCGCTGCTATGGAACCCACCGGTAGTCTGAGGTCACACGATCGGGCCTGGCCTGGTGCCCTACTTCCCACCCATCCCTGAGAACCTTCTGGCGGCCCTCGCCCGACAGTTCCCTGATCAAGCCCCGGACCTGACCGTTTCGGACAAAGAGGTGTGGTTCAGGGCCGGCCAGGTCTCCGTTGTCCGTTGGCTGGTCGCCAGGTTGGAGGACCAGAAAGGGGACGATGCATTGCTGATCAACAGTTTGGGGGAGAGCTGATGTGCTTCGGAGGGGGCGGCAGCGCCGGGGTGATCACGATGCCCGACACCGCTGCATACGACCGGCTGGCCCAGCAGCAGATGGACGCCATGAAGAGCGTTCAGGATTCAGGGGTCAAGTCTGACCAGCAGCGGCTGAACAACGCATTGCTGAGGCAGCAGGACCAGCTGGCCCAGGTGAGGGACATCACCGCCCAGCGGGCCAATGACACCGCAGCCCAGGCGAAGCGGCTGGCTGACCTGATGGGGGCCCCGCCACCTGAGAAGAACGCTCAGGCCCCGGCGGTGGGCGACGCTCGCGGCCTGGCCACCACAAAAGGAAAGTCGGCGCTGCGCATTGAACGCGCCACGGCCACCAGCGTCGGCCCTGGCGCCGGCCTCAACATCACCTAGGAGATCCAGTCATGTGTTTCGGAGGGGGGCCCAAGCAGCCCGAAATGAAGCTGTCCGGTCCATCGGAAGAGGACATTGCCCGCAGCCGCGAGGCCGCTGACAGGTATCGGCAGCAGATGGAACTGCAGCAGCAGACCATGCGCGATTCGTTGGCGGATCAGATCGCCCAGGCCAACGCCGAAACCGAACGACTGCGCAAGCAGTACGAAGCGGAGGCCGCGGCCGCGGAGAAGGATGCGATGCGGGCGACCTATGCCGCCACTGCAACCCAGACGGCAACACCTGCCACCGCCAAGACGACAACCGCTGTCACGGCGAAGCAGAAGCCGAAGGGGACGCTGCGCATCGACACCGCTGGGCTGCCTTCTGGCCCTGGCACCGGCCTGAACATCGGAGTCTGACGTGACCTGCAAGCACCGCTATGAGCAGCTCCGGGGGGACAGGGACTACTACCTGGACCGTGCCAGGTCATCGTCACGGCTGACCCTGCCGTACCTGATCCCCCGCAGCAACGACCCGGGGCGGGGGAACAAGGACGTGTTCACCCTCCCCTGGAATGGGATCGGCGCCCGGGGGGTTCACAACCTGGCGAGCCGGCTGCTGCTGGCCCTGCTGCCACCGACTGAGAGCTTCTTCCGCTTCACCGTGGACGAGGCGGCATCCCAGCAGCAGGAAATGCAGTGGCAGCAGCAGGGCGCCAGCGAGGAAAAGATCGCCGCGATGAAGTCGGAGATCGAGCTGACGCTGAACCGGCTGGAACTGGCGGTGCTGCGCAGCATCGAAACCAGCAACGACCGGGTGGCGGTGCACGAAGCAATGGTGCACCTGATCGTCGCCGGCAACTGCCTCCTGTTCGTGTCGGAGGACGGGCTGCAATGCTTCCACCTGAACCGCTATGTCCTGCTGCGCGATCAGGTGGGCAACCCGGTCGAGGCGGTGGTCTGCGAAGAGATGGCGTTGGAAGCCCTGCCGGCCAAGGTGCAGGAGATCCTGAAGGGCCAGGACGATGAGCTGAAGGGGATCCTGGACGGCGATGACCCGGCGCCGAAGAAGGAGAAGAACGTCCGGCTTTTTACGCACGTCACCTGGGAGAACGACGGGAAAGTTCACTGGCATCAGGAGGTGAAGGATCAGGTGATCGAGGGGACGGAAGGATCTGCCCCGATCGAGGCCTCGCCCTGGCTGCCGCTGCGCATGATCCGCCAGGACGGCAGCAGCTATGGCCCGGGCTACATCGAATCGGCCTGCATCGCGGACCTTCAGACCGCCGAAGCCCTGAGCCAGGCGATCACTGAGGGGGCGCTGATCAGCGCACAGGTCAAACACCTGGTCAAGCCAAGCGGTGTGACGAACGCCAAGCAGCTGGCCGATGCAGCCAACGGGGCCTATCTGCCCGGCAACCCGGAGGACGTGTTCACCGTCCAGACCGGGAAGGGCAATGACCTGAACGTGGCGCTCACCGCCCTGGCGCGGATCGAGGCCCGGCTGGCGCAGGCCATGATGCTGGCCGATGTTCGGGACTCTGAACGGACCACCGCTGAGGAAGTGCGGCTGCAGGCCCAGCAGATCGAGAACAGCCTGGGGTCCATCTACGCGATCCTGACCGTCGAGTTTCAGGCCCCGTACATCGCCCGGAAACTTGAACTGTTCCAACGGCAGACCGGTCAGAGGCTGCCCAAGGACATGGTGAAACCGATGGTGTCGGTCGGCCTGGCGGCAGTGGGCCGCGGCAACGACCTGGAGAAGACAGCCCGGTTCATGCAGATCCTGCAGCAGACGATCGGACCGGAAGGGCTGGCGCAATACGTCGTCCCGACCGAGCTGATCAAGCGGCTGGCCAGCGCCATGGGCATCAATCCCCTGGGGCTGGTGAAGACCGAGCAGCAGCTGGCGGCCGAGGCCCAGCAGCAGCAGCAGATGGCGATGGCACAGCAGGCGATGGCGGCCGGCATGGCTGACCCGCAGAAGCTGGCCAATGCCGCTGCCACCACGCAGGAGATGGCTGCACCACAGCCGCCTGCTGATCAACCCACCGAACCACCCGCATGAACAGCCCCGTCATCAGCACCCCCGAGGCCAGCACCGAGTCGATGCTTGGCCCTGATCAGCAGGGGATCCTGGAGGAGTTCATCGCTGAACAACAGGCCGAGGCTGCCGCTGAACAACAGCAGCGGATCCTGGGCAAGTTCAACAGCACCGAGGATCTGGTCAAGGCCTATCAGGAGCTGGAGAAGAAACTGGGCCAGCAGGGAAGCAAGGCCGCCGACCCATCGGATCCCACCCAGCCCAATGGTTACACCCCCGACCAGGCTGCGCAGGTCTACGGGAAGGAGGCTGTCGAGGCCCTGTCTGAGCAGGGCGTGGACCTGGCCGATCTCATGTGGAAGGCGGACCAGGGCGAGGACATCAGCGACCACTACGACACCTTGGCCGCCACCTTCAAGGTGCCCCGGCAGGTGGTGGAGAACTACGTCACGAAGGCCCAGGTCCCGAAGGCACAGCCCCAGCAGCAGGGCTCGCTGAACGAGGCGGACGTGGCCGAGCTGACCGAGCTGGTCGGCGGGCAGGAGTCGTTTCAGAAGCTCAGCCAGTGGGCCACCACCAACCTCTCCCCGCAGGAGCTGGCCAGCTACAACGCCGCGGTAGACAGCGGGAACAAGGAAGCAACCCGATGGGCCCTGCTGGCGATGCAGGCCCGGGCTGCTGCCCCCCAGGCCGGCGAGCCGAAGCTGATCAGCGGCGGGAAGCCCCCGGCGATCTCGCGGTTTGAGAGCAAGCAGCAGGTGCTGGATGCGATGAACCGGACGAACGATCGAGGCCAACGGTTGTATGACGTTGACGAGGCCTATCGCCAGAAGGTGACTGCATTGCTGGCCAACAGCGACGTGTTCTAACTTGCGGGTGGGAACAACTCACCCCTGCAACTGACGGGCCCCTGCGGGGACAACCCGGTGGGAGAGGTGGAAGGGACCCAAGACACTCCTTCTTTCTTCTACGACCATGGCTGTCACGATTCCGTGGGACGCCGCGCTCAGCCGCGGTGGCCAGATCAAGGGCGACGCTGCAACCTGGGGCCCCGGTGCTGCCGGGTTCGACAAGGACCGGGCCCTGTTCCTCAAGCTCGGCGCCGCTGAGGTGCTGAATGCCTTTGAGCGGGCGACGATCTTCAAGGGCAAGGTCCGCGAGCGCAACATCCGCGGCGGCAAATCCGTCGCCTTCCCGATCACCGGGAAGATGGGTGCTCGCTACCACGAACCCGGCAAGGCGATTCTGGGCGAAGGCAACGCACCTTCGGACCTGAACGAGCGGCTGATCAGTCTCGACGGTTTGATGATCGCTGACGTGGCGATCGACAATCTCGACGAGCTGATGACCTACTTCGATGTGAGGTCGATCTACACCACCGAACTGGGCCGTGCCCTGGCGGTGGAGTACGACAAGCGGGTGGCCCGAATGATCTTCGCCGCGGCCGGCTACGCCACCGAACCGCTGGCCAAGGACGGCACCGCCTCCCCCAAGGGCCCTGCCGACAACACCGGCCGGATCGGCGCCACCATCACCCTGGGCGCTGACTACACCGGGGCTGGTGCCACCCGCCAGGCGAAGGGCGATGCCCTGGTGAATGCCATCTTCGATGCTCGCATCAAGATGGAGAAGAAGGACGTGCCGATGGATGGCACCGTTGCTGTCTTCGGCCCTGATGACTACTACGCCATCACCATGTCCAGCCGTGCGATTAACACGGACTTCAACGCCGAAGGCAACAACGGCACCATTGCTGAGGGCCGCACCCTGCGGGTGGCGGGCATCCCGATCCTGATGAGCAACCACGTCACTCAGCCTGCCTACAGCCTGGTCGCTGGCGACTACAACAGCGACTATGCGCAGGACCTGAGCAAGTGCCACGGTCTGATCTTCAACCGTGAGTGCATGGGCGTGCTGTCCCTGCTGAGCCCTGGCCTGCAGGTGACGAGCGGTGACTGGAACATCAGCCACCAGGCCACCCTGCTTGTCGCCCGCCAGGCGCTGGGCATGGGGGTGCTTCGCGCTGAATCCGCTGTCAGGATCATCACGGCGTAACCCGTCAAGCGGATCACAGGGGCTGGCTCAGCTGGCCCCTTTTCGCTAAGGTCTGGGGGTCCCGCTGTCGCTCTGCGGACACGTTGAGGGGCTGGCTACGGCTGGCCCCTTTTCGCATGGCCCCATACGATGAGGACTGCACAGGTGCAGTGGTATGGGGCTGTCGAACCAGGGACTGTCACCAGGCAGGACCACCCTCCTAGGGGCGATCAACGTGCTCATGGAGACGATCGGTGAACAGCCGATCGACAGTGTGGAGAAAGAGCAGATCCAGGACGCCAGGATCGCGGAGAGCTGCATCCTGGAGCTGCATCGGGAAGGGCAGATTAGAGGGTGGACCTGGAACCGAGAGGAGGCCTACCCCTTCAGCCAGGACGTGAGCACGGGTGAGGTGGTGGTGCCGGCCACGGCACTGAGCTTCACGGTGAACCCCTACCGGTGGGATGGCCGGTTCGTGGTCCGCGGGCAGCGGGTCTACGACAAGCAGGAGAGGACCTATGAGATCGACCCGGCGCTCTGCCCGATCCTGGCGGACGTGGTGTGGCAGCTGAGCTGGGACGACAGCCCGGAAGCCTTCAACCGGTGGACGACCATGCGGGCCGCCAGGGTGTTTTCGGCCCGGGTCCTGGGGAACGACAGCGTGGTGCGGTTCAGCGGCTACGACGAGCAGCAGGCGCTGGCCGAGCTGATGCGCGTCGAGTACGGCCAGGCCCAGCCGAACAGCCTTACCGGCGGGGTGGGGCCGATGCCCACCTACCGGTCTGGACATGGGCTGATGCGCGGCGCATTCGGAGGGATCCCCATTGGCTGAACTGCTGAGCTACACGATCCCCAACCTGATTCAGGGGATCAGCCAACAGCCCGATGCACAGCGCGACCCCAGCCAGGGGGAGGTGCAGATCAATGGAATGTCATCGGTGGCCGAGGGGCTGCGGAAGCGGGATAGCAGCCACACCCTCGCCAGGGTGAGCAGCAGCCCGTTCGGGGACTGCTTCATTCACAGCATCCTGCGGGACCAGAGCGAGGAATACCTGGCGGTGATCGCCCCTGGCACCATCAGGGTGTTCGATCTGCTTGGCAATGAGAAGCAGCTTCGCGCACCGAAGGGCTATGCGTATCTGTCAAATGTGACAGCGGCGAAAGAACAGATCCGGGCGGTGTCGATTGCGGACTACACGTTTGTCCTGAACACAACAACACCTCCGGCAATGCAGCCTTTGCTGGCGCCGGCCACCGCCAGGCCCAGCACTTATGAGGCCCTGGTATGGGTGAAGGCGGCGAACTACTCACAGACCTACACGGTCAACGTGAACGGCAATCAGGTCGAAGTCGAGACGGCTGTCGCCCCTGTTGTCGTGTCTGGGACCACCAGTGTCGAACACCGGATCAGCAGTGAGAGCGTTGCTGAAACGATCAAGCTATCTCTGGAGGGGAGGCTGACGGGCGTTGACACGATCACCCCGCAGACCCCGATCACGTTCCCCTGCACGGTGCCATCGCTGCTGCAGCTGAACACCGGGAATGTGCTTCGCGGCCCACTGCAGGGGGTGGTGCAATCGGCAACGCTGCCAGGCCCAGTGAGGGCCCAGGACGGCACCTATCAGAACCTCCCGGTGCTGACGAATGGGCTGGGCTATGGCGGGACCGTTTCGGTGGACGTGAAGGGGCAGAAGGTAACGCTTGTCACCATGCAGCAACCCGGCAATGACTACAAGGTTGGGGACACGATTTCAATCAACGCACAAGCGATCTCCAACGACGCGAGAGACTCGCCCAACCTGCAGGTCGGAACCGTTGGCCAGATCGCCACGGCCAGGGGGACCAGCGTTCCGACGACAACCAGCGGCTCCGGGCGCGGGATGACGCTGGACATTGTTGTTAATGGCAGCGGCCTGATCACCAGCTGCGTGATTAACAAGCCAGGAATCGGCTATGCGAAGGGCGACCTGATCTATGTGCTGCCGTCAGAGTTCATCCCAGGTAGCTCACAGCTGCGGGTGCAGGTCGGCAATGTCTTCCAGACAGCGGATGAGGGCCCCTGGGGGACCGTGATCAGCGGGGTGCAGACCTACTCCAACACCGGCACCGGCTGCACGGTCGATCTGTTGCTGCAGAACGGGGAGATCGTCAACGTCACCAGGGCGAAGTCGGGCAACGGCTATGCGGTTGACGACGAGCTGAAGGTGAACCCGAAGGACCTGGACCCGACGAACGCCAGCAACAGCCAGATCGTCGTGGCCCTGGTCAAAACGGTGCTGCCCCTGACAGGCGGGATTTCAGGGGTGACAGTGAGGAGGAGCGGATCGGTGCTATGGCTGCAGTCTGCTTCGCCCATGTCGATCTCAGCGACAGACGCCAGGGCGAACGCAGACATCACTGCGATTCTGGGGGAGGTGCAGGCCTTCACCGAACTGCCGACGATCGCGCCGAAGGGCTACCAGGTGACGATCACCGGGGACCCGGGCACGAAGTTTGACGGGTACTACGTCGAGTTCAAGCCGAGGGAAGGGGACTTCGGAGAAGGCAGCTGGGTCGAGACGGTGGCGCCAGGGTGCGAATACCGGATCGACCCGCTCACCATGCCCTGGTTGCTGGTGCGCCTGGCAGACGGCACTTTCCTGTTCCATCCCGCAGATGGGTCAACGCAGGCCGGCCTGACGCTGCCCCGCTGGGGCGACCGGGTGGCGGGTGACTACGACACGGCACCAGACCCGAGTTTCATTGGCTACCCCATCAATGACATTGCGGTGTATAAAAACCGGCTGGTGATGCTGGCCGATGAAAACGTTATCCTGAGCCGAACCCGTGAGTTCTTCGAGTTCTTCCCGGAAACTGTCACGACAGTCTTGGACACTGATCCTATTGATGTGGTGGCTAGCAATAACCGGGTGTCCGTTCTGCGATACGCGGTCCCGTACCAGGACGAACTGATCCTGTTCAGTGGCCAGTATCAGTTCAGGTTTAACGCTGCTGACACGGTGCTGAGCCCGGCGACAGCGCAGATCACGGTGCTAACCCAGTACGAAGTCGATGTGAGGGTGAGGCCCCAGCAGGCAGGCGGTGCGATCTTCTTCTGCCAGGCCAATGGCCAATGGTCCCAGCTGCGGGAGTTCAGTGTCAGAGGGGCCGGCACGGCGTTGACAGCTGATGCCCAGGACCTGACGAGCTACACATCGGCTTACATCCCAGCGGGCCTCTACAAGATGACCGTGAATGACACCGGCAATGCGATGTTTGTCATCAGCGATAAGCAGGGATTCACGGATCGGATCTACGTCTACAAGTGGTTCTTCCGTAACACTGGGCAGGGATCAGAGAGAGCGCAAAGCAGCTGGTCCTACTGGGACTTCAACGGTGCAGACAAGGTGCTGCAGGTGCTGTGCATCCGGGAGAACCTCTACTGCTTGATGCAGTACGGGGATGAGGTGTTCCTTGAGGTGATCCCAGTCATGGATCGGATGAGCGAGGTGGTCGGCACCCCCTACCCCCTGCTGCTGGATCGGCGGATCAGCACCACCGTTGCCACCCAAGCCGAGATGAGAGTGGAGAAAGGGACCTACGACGCAGCGAAGAACACGACCACCTGGCTGCTGCCGTATCAGATCAGGGCCAAGACTCAGGCGTGGTCGAGCTACAGCGCCGGCCCTGCGACCTACAACGGTGGCGTGCTGCTGGGGGAGGCCAGGGACGGATACACGATCACCGCCCGCGGCGACTGGTCCCAGGCTGACGTGTTCTTTGGGGAGCCGTTCACCTTCCGCTACCGGTTCACCAGGTTCAAGGTGATGCGAGACATTGGCGGAGGGAAGGCCGCGGCCAATGCGATGAGGACGCAGGTTCGGCACGCCAAGCTGCGGTATCACGAGACGGGCTTCTTCAAGGTGTTCGTGATGCCTGAGCATCGAAGCTCCGGCATCTACACGTTCGACGGGACGCTGGCCGCCAGCCGGAACGCACGGATCGGCCAGGTGAATGGCACCTATGAGGCGGACACCAGCCGGTTCTTTGAGGGGGTGTTCACCATCCCGGTGATGAGCCGTGGCGAGAGGTGCATGGTCGAGCTGCACAACGACACCCCGCACCCGTGCAAGTTCAGCACCTGCGAATGGGTGGGGCTGGTGAGCACCCAATCGAGGGCCCTGCAATGAGGTGGGCTGATCCGACCGAGGAAAGGGCGTACTGGATCGCCAACCACCTGCGGCCCGAGGACCAGACGGAGGTGTGGCTGAGCGATCGGATCCAAGGCCCCGAGGCGGTGCTGATGAGCTGGGCGGACAGTGACATTTGCCGCTGCATCGAAACCAGCGACGGCTTGCCGGTGGGGCTGACGGGGGTGACAGGCGATCGGATTTGGATGCTGGGCACAGCAGAGCTGACGGCGACGAACCGTCGAAGGATGCAGCTGTGCAGAGAAGGGCGATTATGGGTGGAACATTGCCTTGAGAGGGTGGGCGGTCCGATCTGGAATGACGTGTATGCGCGGAACGTCTGCAGCATCCGCTGGCTGAAGCTGCTGGGCTTCACCGTGGACCCGCCGCGACCGATCGGGCAGAGCGCCGCCCTGTTCAGCCGTTTCTGGAGGACCCCCTGATGCTGCCACTGGCGATTGGATTCGGGGCGCTGAACGCTGGCCTGGGCCTCCTGCAGGGGATGGCCGGCAGCTCAGCGGCTCAGCAGGACTACACGAACCAGCTGGCCTTCCAGAAGGCAAACGCGAAGTTTGCGCAGTGGCAGGCTGGGCTTAATGCTCGCATCACGGATGCGAACAACCAGTATAACTATTGGGCCGAGACTCTCAGCTACAACCAGAACCTTGCGTATGCGAACTCACTGCGCAATGTCGAGCTGATGAAGTCGATCAAGCAGGCCGAGACTGTCAGGGACACCAGGGCTGCAGCTGGGGCCTCCTTCGTCCAGGGCAGTGATGCCGTGTCCGCTGCCTATGCGGAGGCGTCGATGCAGGAAGCGGTCGCACAGCAGCAGTACCAGTGGCGTGCGCTGCAGGCCCGTGCATCGGTGCAGAACATGGCGATGGAGGGCAAGAGCATCGACCGCCTGGTGAATGACTATGCCAGGCAGGAAGGGGACTACAACACGCTACAGGCTATTAACGAAGGAATCAGGGGCAGGCAATACACAAGGGCACAGGCTGCGCAGATCGCGCAATACATGAATGCATGGAATAGCCAGAGCTTTTATGAGGAACAGAAGGTGATCGACCCGCCGCCGCCGTTCGCCCCGCTGCCAACGCTGATCCAGCCATCGGGTCCAACGATGACCGGCTCTCCCCCGAGCAGCGCCGCCAGCTGGCTGAGCGCCGGCACTGCCCTGCTTGGCGGGGTGCAGTCGGCCTTCTCCATGAACAACCAGCTGATGAGCCTGCGGATGCCCAGCAGCCCCACCGGCCCCGGAATCAACTGAGGTGACCCATGCCTGATCGTCTGCCATTCGGGGAGGTCCGCCCCCAGGCCCAGCCCCTGAGCACCTTCATCCGCCCGGCTGAGTCGAACGTCCCCGGGCCGGCGCAGCCCCCAGGCCTGGGGCGCCCGCAGGGGATCAACACCCTGCAGATCGCCAGCGCCGGCAACGTGCAGGGCTTCAACCAGCAGGCCCAGCTGGCCGAGGCCCTGGCGCCGTTCAGCAACACGCTGACGAAGCTGGCCGGCGAAGGGATCCTCAGCTACGCCCAGGGGAAGATTCAGGAGGGGTACTACGCCGAGCTGAAGAACCTGCAGGCCCGGTCGGTGGCGGGCTTTCAGATGCAGCAGGAACAGGGCGCCGCCAACGCAGGGGCGACCATCAGCCAGCTGGCGAGGACCGACCCGCAGGGTGCGGCGATCCTGAGCGACTCCAACCCCTGGCGGCTGGTGGGCCGGCGGCGTGCTGCTGCGCAGCTGGCGGGGGCGGAGATCGACAACGTGCTGCTGGACGACCTGCAGCGGAATGGCGGCCTGCTGTCCGGGATCCAGCCCGGCAGCCCCGAGCTGATGCAGCGGAAAACGCAGCTGACGCAATCGGTCCTGAACCGCTATGGGCTGACGGGTGAAGAACCAGAGGCGCAGTTTTACACCGTGCCGCGGCTGAATCAGGCCTGGGATAAATACACCGAACGGCAGCGAACTCTCTATGGCCAGACGCTGAAGACGAACACCATCGACATGGGCACGGCGTCGCTCAGCTCGCTTATGGAGACGCTGGCCAAGGAAGGGGTGAAGCTGCAGGACGGGACCGTGATCCCGGTTGGGGATCCGAAGTTCCCGCTCTATGCAGCCCAGCTGCTGACCGCTGAGCAGGACAAGCAGCTGGCGATGCTTGGCGGCGATGACCGGACGGAGGCGGTGAAGCGGTGGCGTGAGCAGCTGATGGCCACCTACGGGCAAGTCCCACAACTGGGGGCCGCCCTTTCCTACATCCAGACCGGGCCATCGAAGGTGATGGTGAAGGGTGCGGATGGGGTGTTCGTCGAGGTGGACAACCCCAACCGTCCGACGTGGGGCGGCAGTGCGCCGTTCGACATGCTGGAACTGCGCAACAAGGGGAATGGCGCCCGGCTGCTGGAGTATCAGCAGGGGCAGCAGACGATCGAGCAGCAGCTGGACAAGCTGTGGTGGGGCAAGGGGATGCCTGGTTCACTGCTGCCAGCGGACCCTGCCTATGCCGCGTCGCTGATCGAGTTCCGCAACCAAGCCGGCGCCCTGGGATACACGGACATTGACGGCTACATGAAGGGCCGGATGGATTCGCAGACGGCGGTGATCAGCCAGATCGCCAGGCCGGACCCGCTGGCGGCCGAGGACTTCATGCAGCGGATCAATGACCTGCCCCGGTCGGCGTTCGCCACCACCGAGAACGTGCAGGAGATCCGCCGGCAGGCGAGGGAAGCAGCGAAGGCGGAACCCACCCCCGAGCTGCAGGCCCAGCGTTATCGGGAGTACCTGGACGCGATCGAGGCCAAGGCGAAGCAGGCCGGCGAAACGACGCCAGGGCTGCAGCAGGAGATCGACCGGGCGCTGCTTCAGGACCTGGGCCAGGGCCCGGTGAAGGAGAAGATCGAGGCGGCGAAGGCGAAGAACAAGACCGGCAATGCTTTCCAGCAGATGCTGTCCGGCAATGCCGGGGCGGTGGCGGCTGTCGGGGCGGTGGGCGACGCCAAGATTCAGGCCTTCGCCATTCGGACCAACAACCTCTATCTGCGGAACGCCGAGGCGAAGATCGACCGATGGATGGCGGAACGGCCAGGCGTGCCGTTGTCGTCCAGCGCCCGGAACGTGCTGATCAACGAGGCGATTGCGGAAACTCGAAGGAGCGAGGAATACAAGCAGGCGTATCGAGAGCTGGTAGGGCGGAACCCTGGCGAAGTCGGCACCGGGCCATCCCAGACGACCCTGGGCCCCCAGGTGCGCGGGGTGCCGAGAGCAGCGTCCGGTTCGCTGCCGGCCAGCACGGTTCAGGCCTATGCGACCAGGCCGGTGATGAATGGCGACTGGCTGCACGACGAGCTGGCGAAGGTGGCGGCAGGCAAGCCGGTGAGCCCAGAGCTGTTTCGGCTGGCCAAGGCGGCAGGGACGAGCACGAACCGGTATCTGCTGGAACAGCTGCGCTTCTACCCCCAGCTGGACAAGGACGGGAGTGCCAAGCGGTTCCTGGAACAGCAGATCAATAGGCAGCGTGCAGGGCAGACCGTCAGCAGGGCGAACTATCCCGAGCTGAGCGGCCAACGGGTGGCGGCGGCACCGGTCGGTGGGTTCAACCCGCTGGCCCCTGGCAGCTGGCTGATGAACATGCTGATGCCGCCGGCTGCTGCCGCGACGCTGCCGCCC